TTTGGCCCAGCCGTATGATAATCCTGCTGCTATACTTGTACAGTGTGAGCCATGTCCGTCTAGATCTCTATAGTGATTTGCACTTTGTGTGCCAGGCACGCCGCTCTCTGTATACCAATCTATTTGTTGTAATCGACTAACACCGTCGTAGTCATTCCAGTCCGGGTGTCCTGGATCTATGCCCGAGTCTTGTATTACTACATCTACGCCTGTGCCGTCTATAGCGTACTCGTACGGGCCTGCTACTTCTGTTATGCGTGAATTAATGTCAAAGTCGTAATAGTTGTTAGTAGTGCTTACACAACGTCTAAGACCCCAGTTGACATACTCTGAATTAAGTCCACTTCCTCTAAAGAAGCGACCAAACTGAGATGCATTTAAACCAATACTAATGTCGTCACGTTGATCCGGGGGTATTTCAACTGCACGTACTCTAGGGTCACTGCGTAGCTCTTCTGCTTCTTCATCAGTAAGCATAAAATGTGTTTGTATTTTAGAACCAGGACGTGGATTAGCAATGTCTACTGAACGATTGGGGATAGGGCCTGCTCCGCTACTAGCAGTAATCTCTGCTTCAAGTGCGGGCAAGTCTTCTCGTGTGTTGGCTATTACTGTGTATTCGCGTTCCATACTATGTCGATAAACCTGTAATGTAATTAGCAGTCATCACGATATTGCTTCCGCCGGAGCTAAAGATATAGATTTCCATCATATAAATTCCGGCGCCAGAGAAAGACGTTGGAGGTCCTCCAGGAAAAGAACACGACACGTTAACACCGTTGACTTGAAAACTAGTTGGGCCAAACCCTGTACCAAAGTCTTGCAAAACAACCTTTGTAACTTTGTCGCTGCCATTGGTAATAGGACAGTTAGTAAAGTTAGCAGTATAATTCGATGCTATTGTGTTATTAGCAGCAGTAAAGAACGAAGTATCTGAACAATCGAAATTAGTAGTTGCTGATGTTATATTTGTCCCAAAAGTGTTTCCTACAACTGGTGCATCCTGTATAATACCGTCCGGTGCTGTTAGTGTGATTGTACTTGCACTTGTAATTACTGGAGCGCCTGTGCCTGCGTTTGCATACGTAGTTGCTGTAATAGTTCCTACGTTTGTAATATCGTTTGAGTCTGCATCTAATGTTCCGCCTAGTGTAGGTGTTGTGTCGTCAACTACTTCTCCACCTCCGGCAGCTGATAAATCTGGCGGTGTATATGTAAACTGTCCTGTTAAGTTACTATATGATAACGAGCCAGATCCACTTGCTGCGTTTGAAACTACACTTAGGTCTGTTAGTGCAATCAAATCGCTTACTAGTGCAGGACGGAATGTGAATACACCTTCGCTGTAACTTAAACTGCCACCGGCGCTTGCTGTATTTGTTGTAACACTAAAACTCGAAGTAGTTGCATACGTAGATAAGTCGGGCGGCGTGTACGTAAACACTCCAGTATTAAAATCATAACTAAGCGAGCCGTTATTAGCAGCAGCTTCTTGCGTTACACTAAAATCAGTTAGTTCTATTCCACCGCTGCCCTCGAAAGTTGTGTTTGCCCAATTTGCACCATTCCATGATAGTACTTGTCCTAGAGCAGGGGGTGATATACTTACATTTGTAATATCATTTAACTCGTAAGTTGCTGTATTACTAATAGTTAATGTATCAGCTGACGTTAATGAAACAGTAATGCCGGTTCCACCAATTAAATTTACATTGTTAATATTTGTATCACTGTCTGTAAGATTAATTGATCCACCGCCAGCAACACTATCACTAGTTAACGTGTATGTAGTATCAGTGTCTGTAATTCCTTCAACTGATGAATTAACCCAACTTGTGCCATCCCACTGCAACACCTCTCCTATACTAGGAAGTGTTGTTTCTGTATCTACATCACCAATACTATTAATAGTACTAATGTCTATGTTTAATGATTCAAGGTCTGGAGCATTTATTAAATCTAAGTAATCGCCACTAAACAAACGATTATCAATGTCACTTAAATCTCTTAGGTCTGTTGGAATTACTGGCTTGTTAGTAAGATCTTGAAAGTCTCCACTGAATGTATTATCTTCAGTCCATTGACGGGTTGCAAGGATAGTACTACCTGATTGATTAGCAGTATACAATCTAAGCGTTTGATTTGCTTCATCAAAAAAGATTTCACCTGACGATCCGCTTAGTGTGTTTAAGCTTGTTGTCGAACGCCTTTGTAATCGTATACTTCTTACAGGTATTGTCATAATAAATATTTCCTTTGCTTATATTTATCCGGTAAATATACAAAAGGAGATCATATGTCAGACCCTAAAAGATTTAAGAATCATTATATAATTTGTGCATACAGTGCAAAAACAAAGAAAATACGCGAACAACATTACTCTACCGAAATGGTAATGATAAATCGACCTGCCGATCTTAAGAAGGCACAGTATAGATCTAAAGAATTTGCTGATAGTTTAAACGAAGCTAATACCCTTAGCGTATCTGATTGGGAGCCTAAGTTGTACTTGCAGACTGAGAATGCTAAACTACCGGTTCCTCTAGATTAGGATTTGCCCCCATCCCCCAAGCGGTTACTGCCCAACGTGTTCCGCTTATTGGAGGAAGTGCTCTATGCTCAACGTTAGACGGAATAATAACCGCTTCGCCTTGTTTTAAATCAAAAGTATGATCTCGTGTTTCGAATAGACCACCAGGGGCCGTTTGTAACGTACACGTTAGTGTAAGTATACGAGCGCTAGTCCTTTGATTGTTAAGTTGATCTTTATGCCAGTGATAAAACTGTCCAGAATCGTATTTAGAAATTTGAATAGGTTCTTGGATCCAAGTTATATCATAACCATCAATATCCAACATAGGCGATTGAAACTTTCCAACATTGTCATAATCTAACCAAAAGACTTTATTATTTCTTACTCCGGGATTGTGCTGTCCTCCAGCAATGCCGTCACTTTCAGAAAGTTCTTTTGCATCTTTGATAATTTGTATACACTCTTCAGGTGTAAATAGTTGGAATGGTTTATATAGTTTCACTGTAGAAATCCTTTATACTGTATTTATTACTCCTCGCCTAAATTATTAAGGAAGTCTCTTAGTTTGGTACTATCTGTTTGTGCTCGAATCTTTCCTACACCTGCGCCGTCCGACGGATCGTCATTAGGTGTTGCAGTTTGATTTGAACCGTTGCGTTTGAGTGCGCTTACAATCGAACTTGCACTGCCTGAGCCACCTGCTCCTGCTGTTGCTTGATCATCGTCTTCGTCGCCGATGTCAAATATACGCAGTGTGTCTACATCAAAGCCTAGATCAACTTTTTGTCCTACACCACTTGACGAACGTGTCTTCATAAGCTGTATCTGATAACGTCCACGTTCTTTCATTGCACGACTTGTAAAGATACCAATCAAGTTGTCTGCTGTATTGATCTTTGAAATACCACCAGAGATGTGTGAGTGATCAAACTCGATCTCTTCTACACTACTTCTGTTCAACTGCGATGCTGTAACAAAGATAGTGTTGAGCTCCATAGCCAAGTTACGCAGTTCTTCTGATACATACTTGTCTTTAACAAACAAGTTCTCTGCACTAATCTTTTGTCCAATTGGATGCATGAGATCCAAGTAGTCAATTAACAGTACATCAATCTTCTTGCCTGTTTTAATCTCATACTCTTTCAAGTAAGCTCTAACATCGTTTGCGTTCTTGCCTGTGGGCATGTACTTGACCTGAAACGCTCCTGACTTCTTGCCGATCATCTTAACTTTCATCTCAACATCGTCAATGCTCTTAAACACATCACGACTTGGAATCTCTGATGTCATCGAGTCAAGACGCATACTAACTAGATTTTCACTAAGCTCGAATGTTAGATACATCACGTTAAGTCCTTGCAAACACCAATTCACACCCATGTTCGCCATAAACAAACTCTTACCAGATCCTGAACCACCTGCAAAGATATTCAGTTCGCCTCTATTGAACCCGCCAAACAGTTTCTTGTCCAGTGCAGGCCAGCCTGTACTAATCTGTCCGTTCTTGTCTTTGATAGCCATTAGACGTTCCCGCGGATTTAAAAAGTAGTCTGTACCTAGATCCTTTTGCAAACCAATCTGCACTGCTGCTTTAACTAGTTCTTCACAGCGTCCATACTCACCATTCTCCAGCAAGTCGGCTGAGTCAAGGATAGCTTTCTCAAGTGCTTTGTGTTTTGCAAACGTTTCAAAGTCCTGTAGCAACCAGTCATAGTGATTCTCTTGCAGGTCACCTGGATGTTTCAAGTTAGTGTCAGTAGCAGCATTTATCATATCAAATGTAGGAAGTGCGTTATGCTCTTCTACATAGCTTTTAATAAACTTAGCTGGCTCTGCCAAACGTCTATCAAACGTTGTAGGGTCAAACACACCCTGACAGCGTACAAAGCTCTCAGCATCTGTCATAAACATTTCTAGATATACTTTCTGTATATCATAACCATAATCTGTGTTTTGTCTAGTTGTCATTCAATTCCTCAATCGGCGGAAGTATTTCAATAGTAATTATCTCTGGAGGTGTGTACGTAAACTTAGGTTCGAGATCATTTTGTCTTAGTGTATAGTATAGCACTAGTAACACAGTAAGTAAAGCGATTATTAGTCGAACCATTTTTTTGCCCGGAGCCTTGTTTTAAGTGCGCTGTCAGTTGCGCTAGTTGCAATACTGTACAATGCGTATAGCCTACCATATCTAGTAACAGCGTCACCGATATCATTAATGTCCGGCGCCCACTCTGGCATGCTGATACTAAATCCTAGTTCAATAGCACGTTCAACAAGTTTGCTGCCTGCGGTGTCTCTGTCAGGCACTACAATAATTTGTTTCTGTAGCCTGTTGAGTAGCATAGCCTGTTGATCACTAATCTCTGATCCGCCTAGTGCGCAGCCTTCGATGTGTATAGCATCTATTTGTCCTTCACATACAACAGCAAACTGTTTGTTATAGGGCTGCTCATCTAAACCATAAACAAAGCCCGGCTGTGCTTCAGTCAAGTACTTGGGCTTCTTGTCTGGGTTAATGCTACGGGCCGTCCAGCCTACAATACGTCCTTCAAAGTAGAACGGAATAATAAGTCTATCACGGTACCCTAAGCTAGGGCTCCAGTAGTAGTCTGTGTCGTCTACATTCAAGTGGCGTGCTGCCATGTACTCTAGTATAGCTAAACTAAATTTGTTAAAGTCTGTGATGTCTGTAATCTTAATCGCATCTTCTGGCAACGGGACAGTGTTGAATGTAGGCAGTTCGGCAATACGTTCTTTTGCTTGTACGCCTTCATTTTCTCTCATCACTTCAAGTGCCACCTTGTTGATTATATCGTCAGGTGCTCCCATCCACTGGAGTAGTTTACGCAACTTGTGTGAGAATTGTCTGCCCGGTTGCCAGCTTGCTTTAAAGCCGCAGTTGAAACAGTGATAGCTAATGCCGCCATCTGGATTACTGATCATTCCGCCGCGGCCACGAGTGTCCGCACTGTTGCCATTGTTGTGACAGCAGGGCGCATTGAAACTTAGCCAGCCGCTAGGAGTTTGTTTCCTTTTAGCAGGTAAGAACGTCAGAACTGTTTCGCTTACTACACTCATACTATTATTATAGCGTCGAGTGTGCGAGTTGTCAATCAGTTTCTAACTAGAATCTTTGTAATTTTATCTGCAGGATCTGCTGTTGTTTTAAAACGTAGATAACTGTAAACGCCGTTAAAGTTTACGGCTGTAGGTTCTGTCTCTGTACCAGCTAGTGTAATTGTTGCAACGTCAGCCCAGTTAGTAGTTCCGATAACTTGGTTGTCTAGTGTTGCTTGCACTACAATATCTCCTACATAACTATCGCTGTATACTACAGCAGTGTGTAATGCATCATTACCGTTAATTCCCGGCTCTGCTGTAAGTGTTTCTGAATTCCATATGGTGTCATCTTGTGTAAAGGCTGTCACACTGTATGTTTCACGCGGCCCTGGAAATGCTTCACTACTTACATATATAATACCTTTATTTTCAAAGTGACTGCTTGAATACGTAAGAGCTGCTGCGCCGTTAGCGTCAACTAGATGAATGTTATAGCTTAGATATTGTTGTTTTACGTTTAGTAAATCGTTATCAGTAATAGTAACTTTAAATAAACCCTTTGAAGCATTTACAACAGTACAGTTGTGTTCAATAATAAGAGCATTAGTTTCGTCAAATGCCTGAAATTTAATTGTATAACTTCCTATAGTTATTATTGGTTTTTGATCTGCATTGAGAAGTTTAAAATCTAATACATTGTCAATTCCCTTATATATTTTAATTTGTCTACTATACACTGGTCTATACTCCGTCACGAATCCTGCATCATTTGATATAATGTCAACTTTATTTTTGTATAAATATCTAGGTATAAGTTGCATATAAGATCCTTATTATAAAGTATTTATCGGAATCACATGTTAAGAAAAGATATTGAAGACAATTTTCCATTTATAAGCGTAGTAGTGTACGGTGGACAAGAATACGTAGGAGTCATAGTAAACCAAGATCAGTGGGTGACTTCAATGTATATCTACACGGACTTAAAATCAGAATTAGAAAAACGAGAATTTCTTAATTTAGGAGAAATTTGGTGGTGGGAATCAAACCGTTTAATACCTATTAATATTTTTCTAAGAAACGAAATGGAACCGTTTAAATATTCATTAATGACTATGAATTCAAAAGATGTAAAAGTACCTATAGGACCGTGTGTTAATTTAAACAACTTATCAGTAAAAAGAATTAAACGTAAAAACGTACAACTTGTAAAAAAATCTAAGAACTAATAGTTTCACATAGTAAATTGATGTGTACTACACATGCCATTGCGTATGAAACAGCATGT